GTATCAAAATACAATGGAAACTCTGCAGTTCTCATTGGAGGACCAAGACGATTCTTAATCACTTGTCCTTTAATCTTAATACCAATAGTGTTCTTACTACCATCTTTGATTTGTCCAGCGTTTTTGAATCGAACACGAGTTGATGAATGAAATGGTAGAGCCTTACCACCACTTGTAGTCCAAGGATCTCCAAACATTACACCCAACTTTTGTCTTAACTGATTTGTGAAAACCAATGCGACTTTTTGTCGTGCTATCATCTGTGTTACTTTTCTCATAGCTTTTGATATGATGATTGCTTTGGCTGTTGCCCAACCATCTTTATCGAAGTCAGCATCCATCTCTACTTTTGTAGAAGCAGCTGCTAATGAGTCAACAAGAATTGTAACTAACTTATCTTTGTTTGATTCTCTGATTTTAGTGACAATTGTTTCAATAGTATCAAATATTTCTTCAACAGTTTCCAAATGAACATATAACATATTTTTAGTATCTACACCAATAGCTCTCAAAAACTCTTGAGACACTGCTGATTCGGTATCTATGTAAACTGCTATACCATCTTTCTTTTGTGTTGAAGCTAACAAATGAGAACCAATAAGAGATTTACCACTACCTTCTAAACCATTTAATTCGGTGATTTTACCTACGGCAATACCACCATTTGGTCTATTGGAAATGGCCAAATCTAACATCGTTGAACCTGTTGAAATAAAATCAGTAACATCAGTTGGATTTTCATCTTCTTCAAGAAAATAAGCCACCTTTTGATGTTTGAATTGTTTATTTAATTCACCAGCTATTACACTAGCCAAGTTGTCTTTTTCTGACATTTAAGTTCTCCTTATGATGTTATGAGTGGGAGAGTGATGCTATGAATACTTATATTCAATGTGAGAAGTTTCATGTGTGAAATGTGCATCCCACTCTTAACAATTTGGTTATTTAGTTATTGAACAATTGATCAAAAGCGTCTTCTACATTTTCTTTTTTTGCAGCTTTATTATCTCCAGTATTTGATGTTGGAGCTGTACTTGCAGCTACACCATTAGAAGTTGTAGTAGTTTCAGTACTATCTCCATCACTTGGATTTAAATAATTCTGAAGAGCTTCTTTCAACTCATCATAAGTTGGTTCTGTATAAAGTTCAGTTAAATCAGATTGATTATCAAAGATACCTTGTAACATATCAGCATCTTCAGTAATAGCTGTCTGATTAGGTTTAACTCTTACAGTAGTTTTACCATATTGATTACCAGCCTCAGCAGGAGTCTGTCTTTCAATACCGATATCTCTACCATTAGTAGCATCTGTAATGTCACCATAATCAGGGTCAGCAATTACACCAAGTAATTCTTGATATACAGTTTTACCGAATCCCCAAAATTTAACACCTTCAGATTCTCTACCACGAACTATTACAGGTGCAAAAGTTCTCATTTTAGGTTCAAGTCTTTTACCTTGAATCCATTCGTCTTTATTACCTGTAGATTTTAGTTTGTCAGCAAATTCTGCTACTGGATCTGGTCTACCAAATGACATTGGTGAAAGGTAAGTTTTATTATTACCTAAATTATAATGAAAGTATAACTCAATAAATGGGTTATCTTTATTATGTTTGTAAGGAACAACACGAACAACTTGTTTACCTGGTTCAGGTTTCCAAAAATTGTCTTTTGTTGATGTTGTTGATTGTAATTGATTTAATCTATTTTTGATTGCATTCATGTCCATGAATTTATCTCCTATGTTTTATCGTTTATCGTTTATTGTTTATGGTTAAATCATATAACCATATAACCTGTTTCCTTAAATATATATAAAAAAGTATACGTAAGTCAACGTTTTTTTTATTTATTTTGAAATTAATCCGTCTAAATAATATTTTAGTTGGTCTTGTGTCATAGCTCCCATTTCAGGTGTTATGTCACCATCTTTGGATATAAAGACCATATAAGGTAAAGCTCTAGCTCCAAACTTAATAGCTAAATCAGCTTCTTTTTCTATATCTACTTTATACATTTTTATTTTATCTTCATACTTTGGTGAAACATCGTCTAGTACACTACTAAACATTTTACAAGGACCTCACCAAGAAGCATAAAAATCTATGTAAATTGGTTTTCCTGTTAAATTTTTACCATCTTTAAATATTGTATCTACATTATCTTGTGTTAAATTATTCATCACAATTATCTCCTACACATTTACAATCTGAATTACACCCACATTTTTTTTTCCATTTACCTATTGGACAATCAGCAACTGCATAATGAACTTTCACATTCATAAAACAACCACAATGAGTGCATCTCCCATCTTTCTTATTGGTATCTGGATTAACTTCATCATAAAGTAGATGAGGACATTGTTTACAAATTTCCCATCTTCTCTCAGCCTCTTCTTGAGTTGTTATTGTTTGTGAACCTCGTAACCAAGCTCCTAAAGTTTTCCAATGAGTAGTTGCTAAATCTCGAATCATTTGAGAAGCTGGCGGAAGTTTCTTTTCTTTCGCCAGCATCTCTTCAGTTTCTTCAATACACTTTAACTCTTCTTTTGTTGCTTCTCTGTTTTTGGTTACTTTCGGTTTGAACCGTCTTGCCATTTACTTTACACCAAAATGTGAAATTATCTTATCAACTTTTACTTCAAGAGCTTGAATCTTTGCATCAAGAGTATTTAATTTAGCATTATCTACTGGTGCTCCTGATTTATTAGCACTTTGAACACCACCAGGTGTTGGTCTCTGTTGTTTCATTCTATTGACTATAACACTAGCTGGTTGAAGATTTGGTAAATGACTATTTTCATCTACCCACTTTTGATATTTCTCACCCCAAGCATCCAAATCTTCATCATTCATATTTGGTTGTGGTGGTGCAGGTGGATCAGATTTAGGTCTAGGCATTTTTAACATTTCATCTGCAGATTTTTTCATATTATCTGGAAGATGATCATTTTCTTCTAACCACTTTTCATAATCTTTTTTCCATTTAGAAACTTCCTCTTCAGAAGCATTTAACAATGGTGTTCTTGGTGGTGGACCTTTTGGTCTAGGTGGTGCAGGAATATCTTCACCAGCTAACCATTTTTCGAGAATATCTTTTTCTCTAAATCCACATATACCTTTACCAGTAGCTTCATTAATAAACCATGGTGTTCCACATTGTATATTATATTCTTGTTGTAATTCTTTATTAAGTGCTGCATTATCTGGATCAGACATATCAAGCTTTAATATATCATGACCTTCTTTAATTAATTCATCAACGATTGGTTCTGATCTTTTACACCATCCACAACCTTGAGAATAAAAGTAATACCATGGTGAGTCAGCTTCACCATCCTCAACCACTTCCGGGTTTACTTCTTCTACTTGTGATTTTTTTACATCTTTATCGGTTTTTTTCTTCGACATAACCATTTTCTCCTGTATTATCTTGTATTGAGTTAACTAATAATATATATATAAATATATAACTTTTTCTTAAAACAACTAATTAATTTTAATTATTTTAAAAATTCTTGTACTAATTTTATTTAATCCTTCTGAATTTGTTACCATTAATGTATTTTTAAAATTTTCCCATGGTACTAAAAACTTACTATCAACTACCCCATTATTTAATTCTGCTATAACTTCATTTAGAGCGTTAATTGTGTATAATGTATTAGAATGTTTTTTCCTGTGTAATGATATAGTTCCTTTTACTTTATTATAATCAACAGGTTCCGTTGTATCAACATTATAAGTACATATCAATTCATCTGTATTATTTTCATTTTGTAATACATAAATTTTATCAAAAATTATTTTGTAAGCATTCTCTATGTTACTTGTAGTTTCATCAAGTTTATCTTTTGTGGTAAATGTTGCTAGTAATTGTGATTTCATATTATTTCCTAAATGCTCCCAATATAGCAGACCAATCTTTTGTTACCAATTGATAATCTGAAGTTGTATCTGGAAATCCAACCATCTGTCCTTGTTTCCATCTAAATATTACCTTAATTGTTCCAACAGCACCAACAGATTGTGTTCCAACATCAAGATAGAAATCATAACCGCTTCCACTACCTTTGGTTTCATAATCAGCTATAAATTGTTCTGGTGACATTGTTTTATTATATAAAGTTTCACTTGGTATAAACCAAAATGTTTTGCCACCTTTAGCTGCATAAAAAATACTTGTATCACCAACACTCAACTGTCTTTTAAATAAATCATGTAAACCTACTCTTATTTGGTGGTCGTATTTATCAGAAAACTCTGAAAATATATTGTCAAAATGTTTGTCTCTAACACTATTCCACTCATCACCATATTCATATAATTTTCTACAAAAATCTCTAAATTTTGTTTTTTTAATTTGTTTCCCTAATGCTTTATTTAAAACTTCTAATTCTTCTTTTGTTAAATTTTCCTTTTGATATTCATCCCAATTTTTTTTGGCATGTTTACTAAATATACTTCTAGCTTCATCTTTATTATCACCTTTAAGTTGACTTTCAAAAGATTTTTCAACTAAAACTACCCAGTCACTACACATAGCATCCCAATGTTTTTTATATGTTGTTAAAAAATAATTAGAATTAACATTAGGTAAACCCAAAGCTTTAAAAAATGTATTTACTGTTAAATTTTTTAATTGTCCTTTACCAGCTTTTAAAGAAACACCAACTTCCCCATAACCAGAAAAAGTAGCTCCTATATCACCTGCTCCAAATCGTGAAGCATCATTTGTTGGACCTGTCCATAATACATTTTTTCCTCTACCAAGTTTAGAAATAATAGATTTACCAACTTTAATAGCGTCGGAAACTATTGATTTTTTTGGTATTGAATTTTTTTCTAAAAATCTAGCTTGTGGTAACTTTTTCATATTTACTGGAGAAGCACCTGAGCCCTTTACAGCCTTTATCGTTCCATTATCAAAATGTTTTTTTACATCAGCTCCAGTATTAAAAGGACCTTTACCACCAGCAACCACTATTCCAGTTATTACTTCGTGATAAAATGTTGTAGATGATGTATCACCTTTTGCTTCTGTTAAATTACCCATTAAACCATCAATAAATTGATATGGAAATTTTTTTTCTATTAAAAGATTTTTAAGTTCAATTAAATGTAAAGGATTTTTGTGATTAGGCATTCCAGTGTCAACACGCCACGACCATTCTTTTACTAATCTTTTTGGTAAAAAGTTCATTTATAACCTCGTTGTAATATCCTGCATTACACCATAATTTAAACCCATTTTGGATTTAGTATAATGTTTATTTTCCAAATTTATTCCAGCTTCTAAAATAGATTTTATGTCTTTCAAAGTTTCCACTCCATCTTGTTGTGAGAAATCAAATAAGAAACTATCATATCCATATAAAACTAATTTTGTCTTCTTCTCTAATAAATAGTCTTGAATTAACAAAATCTTCTTAATATTAGATTCAGTTTCATATGCCTGTATCAAATAATTAAACACTTTATTTTGGTTTAAATCTTGATAGTTTTCATATATAAGTTTCCTCTTATAAATATCAGTTGAAACAGAATTATATCTATTTATTTCATTCCACTTCTTATTTATATAATTATACACTTTGTCAAAAAACGGAACTTTTTCTCTTGTTTCTTTATCAATTCCACCATATAATAACTTAAATGTTCTTTGTTTTGATTCTTCATATGAACAACCATAGTGTTCTGCAAGGTGTTCGTGTACTGAAGTTTCACCAAAATTATAATCAACTAAATCGGCTATTAACCTCAAGTGATATGCATCAAAGTCAAATTCAACTAAATAATTATTTTCAGGTACAATTGCTTTTCTCTTTTCAGGCGGTAGAGCTGCAAAATTAACAGTTCCAAATGAATTACTTGGACGACCTGTTGTTGTCCATAGATTATATTGTGAATATAACTTACCATTAGATATATGTTTCTTCACCCTCATATCAAATATATCACATATATCATCTGATACTTTAATTCCATTCTTTTCAATAGATGTAAATGCTTTAATAACATCATTCATATATTCATCATTCTCACCCGTATATGCTCTAGCCATTCCTTTATAAACATC